GAACCTGTAATAGAAGCTTAGAAGGCTACTGTGATCTCCGTTTCACTATGAGCAGAGAGTGCTAGTTATACGATACTAGCAAACGTCTATTATACCTAGTCTATACGAGGTGTTTGTAGTCTTATCGGCGTACTACTAACCTTCTAGGTCTATAGTCAGGTGTGGGGCATATGAGTTCCTTATCTCTCTAGTTTTATTAGTTGTTTTTAAAAACCCCTCGTGCTTACTTAATTACAGCAGCCGGGCACGTTTACCAAGAGTGAATCCTTGGTGTTGCTTGTGACTAAGCACTATTACTTCTCTCAAATTGTGCAGAAGTTGTGCTTGTCTACGTTCTTGTGCTGCCGGTGATTTTCCACCGGCTATTGCATTAATCTCACTCCTAGTCATACCGGAGAAGTATTCTTTACCTTTATTGTTGATGAGCATTTTGTTTCTTTAAATGGTATCTGCATTAGCATACCGATTGCGTTTACCATTGCATGTATATGCGATGGTGCTAAAGGGAGGACGATGATTATCGTTTTGCCAGTTGGCTCTTATTTGTTTATTTAAAATACAACGAGCATGAGCGCCAGATTTGTGATCTCGTTTGGTTTTACCAGGATGACGAATTTTAGTCATTTTATTTCCTTTCATTAATAACGTATTTTACATCATTAGTTGCATAAAAGCAACAATTAAAAAAACCTAAGAAACAATTAGGTTTTAGTTGTAAAGGTTGTATTGGGTGTAATGTGAATGTTACCATCTTTGTTGAGTTTGTTAAATATTTTTTGTTTAGCATCAAGTTGTAAGATGCGAAGAATAATAATACCAACAATAATACCTAAAATGAAAGATATGGTGTACATAGTAATTAAATTTTTATGATTATATCTTCAGAAGGAACACGAACATAATTTTCACTCATTTTATAGTTAGGAAATCTCCAAAGTAATTCTCCATCTTTAGGGTCTATCCAAGCTAACAATATTTTTTTGTTTTTAGGTTTAATGCGATATACACTATTTTTATGCCAGGTTGGGCTATGGCATATTTCCCAATTTTTTCCATTGAGTGTTTCGATGGTGGCTCCATCTGCCCATGCTCTAATCAAAGCTGCATGTGGATGTGGTGTTGACATATTAATGCCTTTTAAAGGGGGTTTTAAGGCTATTCTAGAGGGTTTCTCTGCTTAGGGTATACCTACCTAGCCAAGAGGGTGTTAATGCCCCTAGAATAGAGTTGTGACGCTTGTATATATAGAATGACCGACCCTCCGCCACGCTGTTGTTACCAGAGCGAAGCGATGGGCTGGGGTTGCGTGGGGGTTATCCATGCGGAGCGAAGCGTAGCCTATTCAAGGTTTTCTCGGAGCGAAGCGGAGAGATTTTTTTTATGACCGACCATGCACCATCTTGGTGCACGGCCAGCCTGTTAGTTACCAGTGGATTCCAAGGGAAGCGCTTGTCTTTTCGTCCTCTGGGATTTCATCCCATGAATGCTCTTCGTCACGCTTGTCACTGCGATCTTCAACCCTTGCGGCTTCATCAGCCTGCTCGAATGGGTCCACGTCCCAATCATAAGTACGCTGCGCTTGTTCGCCAATTGGTAATCCGCATTCAAGGATGGTATTAAGGGCGGCGGCGAGATCGCCATCCAATCCCTTGTATCCATCTTTGGGGTGGGATTCCATCATCGCAAGGGCTTCGGCGGTGAGGGTGAATAGTGCGTTGTTCATTCCGCCACAGCTAACCATCGGGCGTTGTGGCTTGAGTTTCCCACCGGGACGTAGATCGCTGGTGTCTGCACCTAAGAAGGTCAGCGTGTTTTCTAAAAGGTCGATTCGGCAAGCTGATTCAATGCCGCGAATTTCGCCAATGGACATACAGGGAAGTTCATCCGGCTCGCGCTTGAGGTACTGGATAAGCTGATTTCCGGCTGCGCGTTGCATGTTAAACATCAGGGTTTTTCCGAGTTTGGATTGCTCGGGGATGTTGCATGCTACTCCGATGATTTGCACTAGGTCGCCTTGTTCTGCGGCTGTTTGAAAGTGCTGCGCGAATGCAACAGCTTTTGCTTTCTTCTCGCGTGCGATGGCGTCACGTTTGGCTTTGATGGTTGCGAAAGTTTGATTGATGTTACTCATGATGAAACTCCTATAAGGTTGATCTAGCAAAGTGCTAGGACTACATTAGAACATAAAATGATGAGGTTGTGTTGATATTGCGTAGAAATACGCTATCAATTGTTTCTATGGGGTGCATCAATGTTACTGATGACCGTCTCTTGGGAGACTTGACGACCATCCTTTGCCAAACCTTCTGTTAGCATACCGTGACGCAGGAGCTGCCGCCGTGAGCGAGAGCGAAGGCGGGGTTTCAGCTCCGTGTTCGAGGCCCACGGTTGCGCGTCCGTGTGACGGTGTTAAGGCCACGTTCCTCAAAGGCTGGGTTATCGAAGGCACAACGCATCGACGCGCGGGCCGAGGCACTACGCTTGCTTACGTGACCGACCTACGTGGAACGCCTGCTTGTGAGGACGCTGTGGCGCAGGTGGTACGCTTGATCTAGCGACGTACCGCTGACGCCTTTACCAAGCGTCTTTGCTCTTCGGAATATCATCGAAGAACTGCAACCCATCGAAGGTATCATACACCTCATTCCAACTACCTGTCTGTTGTAAGGTGGAGATGAGGGCAGGGATGTTGTCCCACGACGTACGAATCTCATGGTTGTTGTCGAAGGACAGTAGAGCACACTCTTCATCAATGGAGAGTATGTGTCCGGGACATATCGTACCCAAGCGTTCAGCTACAGTCATAATGCTAACACGACCATCAGCATCAGCATCACGTAGGTGGACATAGGGCATAGTGCCTATGTACTGACAACGAGAGAGAAGTTGTTGAGCGTTCATGGTGATCTCCTAATGAGGGGAATAGGTTGAAACATCTTGTAACATATTGATTGTTCTTGCTGTGTGTTTTTCACAGAAAATAGCTACAATTAGCTACATATCGCTACATATAACAAATGAAAGACAACATGTTGAAGACAAAGTATACAATTCTATTGTACTGTAACATATTGAATACATTAATAGTAGAGTAGTAGACATAGACACAGACACATAGATAGACATAGAGAAGAGGGGTAGGGGGGAAAAGAGAAAGAGTGGTTCTAGTGAGAGGCTCTCTATCACTCGTTATAATAATTTTTCTAAAATAAGGGTAGGTTAGTTATAATATTTCTGGAACAACGTGAAGAAACTACTTGACATTTCTGTTCTCCATCTACCGATTCCGAACACAAGAAGTTACTAATATGTTCTATATATATTACTATTACAGAGCTATTATAGTTATATATACTATTCCCTATATAATATATATATATATATATAGTATAGTAAGGGTAACACATCTTCTTCTTCTTGTCAAAGAATATTTATTTCATAACATCTATTGACTTTCGTAAACAAAGAGAGTACAATGTCGTCTGCAAAAACATATGAACAGAATTTAAGTCGTAGGTAGGGTAAAATCATACCCCTATAAGCCCTTATAAGCTTATTGCTACGCTATTCGATGGGGAATAGGGTCTAACCACCAAAGACCATAATACTTTTCAAGTAGGGCGTCATATGTGCTCAACATAGGTGGCTAATAATCAGCGACGTAATATTGTAAATTAATGGAGAGTTCTGTGGGTAGAGCAGTATGGATTCGAGATAAAAAAACTAAAGCAGGACAGCCAGGATTCTGGCCTCAAAAGAAAAGAATAGAAGTAGTTACTACATTCAAAACATGTGGTAATGTACCAATGACTGCTGGTATGACAGGTGTTCCAATAGATACAATAAACACTTGGAAGAAGCAGCCTTGGTGGAAAGAAATGCTAGATGAATTAACTTATGAAGACAATACAAAGTTAGATTCCAAGCTAGAAAAGGTAATGGACAAAGCTCTAGATCAAGTCATGGATAGACTTGAGAATGGAGAGTTTATGTATGATCCACGAACAGGTAAGGTAACACGAATACCAGCTAAACTGCGTGACGTACAGAAAGTTGTTACAGATAGTATTGATAAACGATCTCTACTAAAACGTAAGAATGGTCCACAAGAAAGTGAAAAAACTATTAATGCAGATCATCTAATACAGTTGGCTAAAGCCTTTGCTGAATTCTCAACTGGAAAGAAATCTACTGAAATACCTTCCTCTCTTTATGAGGGTGAGTATGCTGAGATAATTGGAGAAGATAATGGCGAAATGCAAGGGTCGGAAACCTCCGAAGAAGTGAGTTAACATGCCCTTTATGACAAATGGAAAACGAGATTATTCTAAAGAACTTGCTTGGGAGCATTCTAAAAAAAAGAGTCGTGTAAAGGATCGAGCAGCACGTAATGCAGCTAGAAAGAAACTAGGATTAAAGGTAGGAGACCCAAGAGATGCAGGACATAAGAAAGCTCGTAGCAAAGGTGGTGGTAACGGTCTGGCTAACTTATTTGCTCAGAATGCCTCTGAAAATCAAAGCTTCTCAAGAAATAAAGATGGCTCAATGAAATCTGAAACTTCTAAACGAGAACGTAAAAAGAAATAGTTTTATAAAATATCTAGGATTAGCTCAATTGGTAGAGTCCCTGATCTGGAATCAGGATGTTGGAGGTTCGAGTCCTCTGTTCTAGACCAAGTAACAAGCCAGATTAGTTCAGTGATAGAACGCCTCCTTTGTAACGAGGATGTCGTGGGTTTGATTCCTACATTTGGCTCCAAAACATCTGTGTGTAGCTCAGTTCGGCCAGAGTCCTCGCCCTGGAAGCGAGTTGTCGTAGGTTCAAATCCTACCATACAGACCAAATAAAGGAAAATATGTTAGAGCTAACTAAAGACTTAATTAAGGGCTTTGTAGGAAGTTGTCTTGTTAGAGGATTTGATGGTAGTAAACCTATCCCACCACTTCATGAAGAAATGTGGGAAATGTGTTGTTCTAAACATCGTTATATAGCTATCGCTGCTCCTAGAAGACATGCTAAGTCTACGGCCATAACACTAAGTTATACTTTAGCTTCAGTATTATTCCGTCAAAGTAAGTTTGTTGTCATAGTTTCTGACAGTGAATATCAAGCTGGTATGTTCTTAGGTCAAATTAAGACAGCATTAGCTGAAAATCAGTCCATTATAGACTTATTTCACATTAAAAAGAATGAAAAAGGTGAAGTAATATTCATAAAAGAGACTGAAACTGACATCATTGTAGAAACAGAAGATGGACATAAGTTCCGTATTATTGCTAAAGGCTCTGAACAGAAGCTTCGTGGACTACTTTGGAATGGTCAGCGTCCAGACCTAATGGTTTTAGACGATATGGAATCAGATGAACAGGTTATGAATAAGGAAAGACGCCTTAAATTCCGTAAATGGTTTTATGGTGCCTTAATTCCTGCTCTATCTGAACACGGTAAGATACGATATGTGGGTACTATTCTGCACCAAGATTCCATGTTAGAGAATTTGATGCCTAAAGAGTTTGGTCCCTACACTATTCGTGAAGAACTCAAGACATATGCTACTAAATATTTAGGTTTGTGGCAGAGTGTTAAGTATAAAGCACATAATAGTGACTTCTCAGAAATACTATGGCCGGATATGTGGTCTAAAGAGACACTTCAGTCTATGCGAGAAGATTATCTACAGCGAGGACTACCTGAACAATATTCTCAAGAGTTTCTTAATATACCTATTGATGAGTCCACTGCGTATTTTAAGCGTTCTGACTTCATAGCAGAACATGCTGATGATAAAAAGAAAACACTTAACTACTATATCTCAGGTGATTTCGCAATTACTGATAAGGAAAGGTCTGATTATACAGTATTCGTTATTGGTGGTATGGACGAAGCTGGATATCTTCATATTAAAAATGTTATTCGCGCTAGGATGGATGGTCAAGAAATAGTAAACACTATGATTGGCTTACAGAAGGTATATCAACCTCTTGCATTTGGTATTGAGGAAACTCAAATTACAAAAGCTATTGGACCTTATTTAAATAAGGCTATGGTAGAAACTGGTACATACCTTAATCTGATTAAGATGAATCCGCACAAAACGGATAAACAAGCTAGAGCACAATCTATACGTGCTCGTATGAGGGCAGGTGGTGTTAAGTTTGATAAGAGTGCTGATTGGTATCCAAACTTTGAGGATGAATTACTTTCTTTTCCTCGTAGTAGACATGATGACCAAGTGGACTCGTTTGCATATCTAGGTCTTATCTTAGATAAAATTATTGAAGCACCAACTCAACAGGAACAAGATGACGAAGACTATCTACGAGAATTAGAAGAGTCTGGAAACGCTCAACAAGGAAGGGACCCTACAACAGGATATTAGAATGAAGCTAGATAAAATTATTGATAATACAAATATTGCTAATGACTTAGATGATGATACTCTAAGGGATATTGGTAACAGGGTAGTTATGGGGTATGAAGATGATTTACTATCTAGAGTATCTTGGGAAAAAGACCTTGAGAAGTGGACTAAACTTGCCCTACAAATTGTAGAAGATAAGACTTTTCCTTGGCGTAATGCTGCTAATGTAAAGTTTCCACTACTGTCTACAGCATGTATGCAATTTAACGCAAGAGCTTACCCAACATTAATTCCATCAGATGGTAATGTTGTTAAGTGTCGTATCATTGGTAGTGATCCTACTGGTGAAAAAGCACAGAGAGCTTGGCGTGTTGGTAAATACATGTCTTGGCAAGTTCTAGAAGATATGGATAATTGGGAAGAGCATATGGATAAACTTCTTCTTATTTTACCAATTACTGGTACTGCCTTTAAAAAGATTTATTTTGATCCACAAACACAAAAGAATTGTTCTAAACTAATCTTTCCTACTGATCTCATTGTAAACTATTGGACTAAATCCTTAGATGATAGTGAACGTATTACAGAAAGATTCTTTCTATCTAAACGTAAAGTAGAAGAAAGACAACGAGTAGGTTTATATCGTAAAGTAGATTTAGGTGATCCAATTACTTATGATGTTAATCATAAAGTATCTAGAGATGTTACTGCTCCTACTAATACTGAAACAACTCAGTATATGATATTAGAACAACATCGTTATCTTGATTTAGACAAAGATGGTTATGAAGAACCTTATGTTGTTACTGTAGATTTCCATACAAAAGAAGTTCTTCGTATAGCCCCTCGCTTTACAAAGGAACAAGTGTTTGTAGACGAAAAAAATAAAGTGATGTTTATTGAGGCAAACAACTATTATGAAAAGTTTTCTTTTGTACCAAATCCAGATGGTGGTTTCTACGATATTGGGTTTGGAAGGTTACTTGGTTCCATTAATAGCTCCGTTGACACTTCTATTAACCAACTACTTGATGCAGGTACATTAAGCAATTTGCAGTCTGGTTTCATTGGTAAGGGTTTAAAGATTAAGATGGGGGATAGCTCCTTCGCTCCTGGTGAATGGAAGGCCGTAAACGCCACAGGAGACGACATTAAGAAGCAAATATACCCACTACCTACTAAAGACCCTAGCCCTGTACTAATGAACCTTCTGACGTTCTTGGTACAGTCTGGTAAAGAGTTAGCTTCTGTAGCTGAAATTATGACAGGTAAGATGCCAGGTCAGAACACACCAGCTACTACTACAATGGCTACTATTGAACAAGGTATGAAGGTATTTACTGCTGTTTATAAACGTGTTTATCGTTCTATGACTAAGGAGTTTAGAAAACTATATAACTTAAATAAACAATATGCCAATCCTGAAACTTATGTAGATGTTCTAGATGAAAAGATTACTCAGAGTGATTTTGAAGGTAAGGAAAATGATATTGTTCCTGCTGCTGATCCACAAGCTACGGCTGGACAAGAGAAGCAGATGAAGGCTCAGTTCATGATGCAACTTCTATCATTAGGTACTCTTAATCCAATACAAGTTACTGCATTTATTCTAGATGCTTATGAAATTCCTAATAAGGAACAGTTCATGATTGAACAACCTCAGGCTGATCCAGCCCAAGCGCAGGCTCAACAAGAAACTGAGATGAAGTCTCAAGAAATGCAAATGAAGATGCAATTGGCTCAAGCACAAGCTCAACATAAAATACAGGTTGAGGAACTCAAAGCTAAGATAGGTATTGCTGAAGCAGAGCAGAAACTTCAACTTGAAGCACAAGCAAAACAACTTGATATGAAGTATAAACAAATGGAAGCCATCCTAAAAGCTAGAATAGCACAAGAACAGCATGACGCTTCAATGGGTCAACAAGCGGATCAACATGCTTTAGGTATGGTTACAAAAGCACAAGAGCATAAACAAAAGATGCAACAAAAACCTAAAGAGGGTACTAAGTGATAACTAAAGACGAGTTTGTAGGATGGAAAAATGACCAAGTAACAGAAGCTTTTTATGAAGCTTGTAAGACTAGATTAGAGGATGCTAAAGAAATCCTCATAAGTCAAGCAGGACTAGATAGTGATTTGGATAATTTTTATAGAGGATTTATCCATGCTTATAAAGAAATGTTAGGATTCACAATAGAGGATTTTGATTAATGGTTGTACCCTTTTTACATAGAGTCTTAGTAAGACCTAATCCAGTAGAAACGAAATCAGCAGGAGGAATTATTCTTTCTCTTAATGAGAAACGAGAACAGGCCGCTGCTGAAATTGGTACTGTAATAGCTTTAGGAGACACATTTGGTGCAGACTATAAAACTACAGTACTTCCAAAAATTGGAGATAAAGTTTACTTTGCAAAATATGCTGGTAAATGGATTAAAGTTGATGATGAGGATTTACTCTTCTTAAATGATGAGGACATCTTAGGAATTTTAAAGTAACTTATTAAGGAATAAACATGGATGAAGAACGAGTTAATGTTCAAAATGAACATGCAGTACCTTCTATTGAAACCGTTGCTAGAGAGCAAGGTTGGAAACCAGTAGAGGAGTTTGATGGTGACAAATCAAAATGGGTTTCTGCTGAAACCTTCGTAGCTAAGGGTGAACTCATTGCAAAGATTGAGTCTCTTGGTAAGAAACTGAAGGATAGTGACAAAGCCATTAAGATGTTAACTGAGCATCACCAAAAGGTTAAAGAGTCTGAGTTTAAACGTGCTGTAGAATATCTAAAGGCACAGAAGAAACAGGCTTATGAAACTGGTGACGTAGATAAGATTATTGAAATTGATGATAAAATTGCAGAAGTAAAAGAAACTCAGAAAGCACAAATTGCTGCTGAGACTGTAGCTACACCAGATGTGCATCCCTCTTTCCAAAAATGGCAAGATGAAAATAAGTGGTATACAACAGATACAGAGATGCGTGCTGATGCAGATGCTTTTGGTAATGCTTATGCTGCAAACAATCCAGACAAAACTCCTGAACAAGTATTAGAGTATGTCACTACAAAAATTAAAAAAGTGTATAAAGATAAGTTCGAGAATCCAAATAGAAATAAAGCTTCTGCCGTAGAGGGTGGTGGTAATAGACAAGAGACCGGCAGTGAGTCTTTTGCCCTTTCAGAAGATGAAAGAAGAGTCATGAGAACCTTTGTAAGAACTGGTGTCATGTCCGAAAAAGAGTATATTGCTGAACTAAAAAAAGTAAAAGGAATTGAATAATGGCTAATGTCAAGAGACCCACTAGAACGCCCTTAGGCCAAAGAAACCGCTTAAATGTTTCAGGTAAGGAACCTGGATTCCATTACCGTATTGTTAATGACAATGAAGGTAGAATACAAGACTTCATTGATGCAGGTTATGAAATTGTGGCAGATAATAAAGTATCTGTCGGTGATAAAAGAATTGCAAATCCAACTCAGGAAGGAACTCCTGTAAAAGTTCATGTAGGTGCTGGTCAGCAAGCTTATCTAATGCGTATTAAGGATGAATGGTACAAAGAAGATAATGATGCTAAACAAGCACAAATTAATGATTTGGAGGAAAGTATGAAGACCCAATCTAAAGCAGATTATGGTTCTATTACTATTACTAAATGAGGTGGAGAAATTAAAGGAGATTTAAAATATGGCTAATGTTAGCCGTGTAAATGGTTTTAAACCAGTTAAGCATTTTACTGGTGCCCCATATAATGGGCAATGTAATGCATATGAAGTATCTGTAAGTGAGACAGTTCCTGTGTTTGTAGGTGACTTAGTAGTTCGTTCTACTAATGCCTCTACTACTGGTTTGGTTACTGTTAAATCCCTATCTGGCCATGCTACGGATGCTAATGACGTAACCTCTGGTGTTTGTGTTGGTGCTGTAGTTGGTGTTGTTAATACTAAACTTGATCCTATTACTGGTAAGATGACTACTGGTAGTATTGCACTCGATACTCCTCAGTATGTTCCTGCTGGTACTAAGGCTATTGTTCTTGTAGCAGATAGTCCTGATATTGTATATGAAGTACAATCTACTGCATCTTATGCTCTTGCAGATATTGGTCTTAATGCTGACGTAGGTGTTCTTGCTGTATCTGGTAATGGTGCTGTAACTGGTAATTCTGGTATGTATGTTAATGCCACATCTCCTAGTGCTAGTGCTTCCCGTCCAGTACATGTTGTGGGGTATGTCATGAAACCTGATAATGAAGCTCCAGCAGCTTACAATAAACTACTTGTTCAACTGACTACCAGTGCTCAAGGTAACGCTATTGTTGGCGTATAACAATAATTAAAGGAGAATAAATTATGTCTGTTATGACTACTTCTAGTTTCGCTAAGGCTCTATGGCCAGGTGTAAACGCATGGTATGGTAAGGAATATGGTGATTATTCTGTTGAGTGGGATAAGTTATTTGAAAAGAATACTTCCACCCGCGCATATGAAGAGGATGTTGGTCTAAGTTCTTTTGGACTAGCGCAAGTTAAGGCTGAGGGTGCTCCAGTAACCTTTGATAGTGCAAGACAAGGCTTTACTTCTAGATACAACCATCTAGTGTATGCTCTTGGTTTTATCATCACTAGAGAGATGTATGAAGATGACCAGTATGACGTTGGTCAGAAGAAGGCACAGGCTCTTGCTCGTTCTATGCGTCAAACTAAGGAAATTGTTGGTGCAAATGTGTATAATCGTGCTTTCAACGCTTCTTATACTGGTGGTGACGGTGCTACTCTAATTGCCTCTGCTGGCGGTGGTGGTAGTTCTAGTCATGCTAATATTGCTGGTGGTACTTGGACTAATGGTGTGGCTGTAGCTGCTGATCTTTCTGAAGCTGTTCTCGAACAAGCTTCCATTGACATTGCAGCTTTCCGTGATGATAGAGGTTTGCTAATTGCTGCTAAACCACGTAAGTTAGTTATTCCACCTGCATTACAGTTTGAAGCAAAGCGTATTCTTGGTACAGATGGTCGTGTTGGTACTGATAACAACGATCTAAATGCTATTAAGACAATGGGTATTATCCCTGAAGTTGTTGTTAATCACTATCTAACTGATTCTGATGCTTGGTTTATTCTTACTGATGTTAAGAATGGTATGAAGTATTTCGAGCGTCGTGGTGATAAATTTGATATGGATAATGATTGGGATACAGAGAATGCTAAATATAAGGCTACTGCCCGTTATTCATTTGGCTGGACTGATCCTCGCTGTATCTACGGCTCACCTGGAGCTTAATTATGGCAGCGTCCCTAAGCTATCCAAAACCACGTAGTACTCAGGTAAAGATGGCTTCTTTTGTAGGTAACGTAGCAACAGCTCAAGAGCTGATGTGGTTGCCTAAAGATGCTGTCATTGCTGGTGTTTATATCTTAGGTGCTGCTAATGCAACCGCAGCGGCAACGGATACAACCGTTGCTGTTGCTGGTGGTTCTGATGCTGATGGTATTGTAATTGCATACAACCTAGAAACAGGTGGTGCAGGTTATAATCCTGTTGGTGCTCAAGCTGGTGCATTGGTTGGTACTAAACTAACTACTGACACCAAGGTAACTGCTACATTGTCTGCTGCTGTTGCAGGTGATGCTGCCCTATCTTGGACACTTAAAATCGAATACTTTGTATCCGGTAATGGTGAATCGTTTTAATTAAGTTGTTCCGAGAGGAAGTATTGGGGGTTCCCTGTGCTTCCTCTTTTTTTATTGTTGTCGCGCTTTGCGCCGAATAGGGCAGTAAAGCCTATTCTAACTAAGGAGAATTAAATATGGCTATGAATACTAATAGTGTTATGGGTGGACTGTTCGCAACAGGATCATTAAGCACTACTACAGAATATGAAGTAAAAATGAAGTTTGCACCCCTACCGGCTACTGTTTGGGTAAGACCCTCTGCGGGCACTGCTACAGTTAGTTATAGCGTAGATAATGGTGTTAATTATACAGCTATTAGTTCTTTAACTGGTGTTGCTGTTTATTCAGAAGAACAAATACAAGGTCCAATTACAAACCTAAAATTCACTGGTGATGCTAGTGCTGCTGGTACATGGGGAGTATGTTAATGTCAACAAATACTATGATGGGTAAGAATGTCACCGCCACCCGCGACTACAACGGGAATGTGGTGGGGCTGAGTGCGGGGGGTGAAACACTTAATCTCTACGCCGGCAAACTGCGTGGCGGACGTGCAGGGGCAATCGGGGACTCGGTAACGGCTAACAGTACGTACAGTTGGTTCACGACCCTATGCCTCCTGTCCGGTGGACGTATCCGGCGTGCTGTAAACGCTGGGGTAACTGGCAACACAACGACACAAATGGCAGCCAGGATTGTTACTGATTTACCGGCATCGCTTAACCTTGATTTGATATTTATCACAGGTGGCACAAACGATGCTGCGGCCGGTACGCCAGTTGCAACGGTAATGCAGAATATCCTAGGCATGGTGCTTTATGCCCGCAGCATTGGCGCTGATGTGGTGCTGGTAAACATACCTCCAAGGGATACCTACACCGATGCCGCAACAGAGATCAGGGCGGCATATTATGATCTATCGGCAGAGCACAATATCCCGCTAATCGACCCGTGGCGCTCGCTAGTCGATGCCGACGGAACATGGGTATCTGGCGCATCATCTGGCATACACCCGGTAATAGCATCGTCTCGCATCGCATCAGATGATGCGTGGGGACAAATATCGCCAATGTTATCAGATGGTTGGAATGGACTTGACGCTATTGCCGGTATGCCTGGGGCGATTGTTACGACTGATCATTTTTTCCCGGACAACAACGCGGACGGACGCCCCAATAGTTGGGGCGGCTACAACACAGGCGGACTTGTCGCAACAAAAACATGCACAGCCGGGGAGGTGGGCAATAAATTCCGCATTACAACGCAGGGTCTCAACAGCTCCGCAGCACCTGTGGCCGGCGAGCAGGTTGAGGAGCGCACGATTAGCGGGCTGACTATCGCTGCTGGTGATCGCCTTGCTATTGCGGCGCGTGTAACCGTATCTGGATACGACACGGGCATCCAATGCCATGTGCGCACAACGTCACCAGACAATCTCGGTATAGCTCCGACCCATTTTTTGGGTGACCTTTCGAACGCAATTGTATGGTCAGAAATCACTGTTGCCGAGGGCGGCATTACAAGTATTAAAGAGGTGGTCAGACTGGTATCAACTGGCACCACTACGCCATCAGTCGGCTATGTCGAGGTCAGCCAGATGCAAATCTGGAACCTGACGGCGATGGGTATTGTCGGCTGATCGCACCCCATCATCCAGATAACCGACACCTGGCCGTAACCAAAGCCCCAGCAATGGGGCCATTAGGAATATAAAATGGATTATTATAAAACAAGCGATTGGAACATTACTTGTGACTCATGTGGTAAGAAGATGAAAGCCTCTCATACAAAACATCGGTGGGATGGTTTTATAGTCTGTAACCAATGTTGGGAACCACGACATTCACATGACTTTGTTAAAGTTAAATATGACAAACAAGAAGTTCCATTCTCTAGAAGACCACAAGAATTATTTACAGATGTACCTTACATAGTAACACTATCATGTACTCCTCTAACTTCTTATGGAGAATCTGATAGAGGAACTGCTGATTGTGCTAGAACAGGATTAGCTACACCAGGAGATTTACTAACATGACAGATAAACTAGTTAATTTTATTACCTATTTAGCATCAGGATGTGCTATAATACTAGGTCTATTGAATGAGTATGCAGCGGCCTTTGGTGTACTAATAGCTCTAGCTACATTTGGAATTAACGCTTGGTTTAAGTACCAAGAGTACTTAATATTAAAAGGAAAGAAATATGGCAACAACTAATTTTACAACTGGTACTGTAATAACAAGTAAGTTTCTTAATGATGTTCAAGATGCAAAACATTTAAGTTATACACCTGCTGGAACTGGTGCTGTAGCTACTACAGTGCAAGAAAAGCTAAGTGAACATGTCTCTCCGCTTGATTTTGGGGCAATAGGTGATGGTATTACGGATGATAAAGCCGCAGTAAAAGCGGCAATGGAAAGTGGCTATCCAGTAGATGGCTGTGGTCTTACTTACGCCATTAACGGCACTTGTCAACCAACTAGTTTCAAGGGTTTAGTCAATGCTAACTTTATACAGATTGGTGACAACTCAGCGACCAATGTTCAAGCTATTAGAATAGTTGGTATATCTGACTTTTTCATCCGTGATGTACAGATTAATATGGGATCAAATATTACGACGTTATTTGCTGATGATAATAACAGTGGTCTGTATATTGGCGGGGTAGACAAAGTAACTTTTATCGACAATTTCTCCATCTCTAATGTAAGTGTAACAGGCAATGGTTGCGGGGCTGGTATTCAAATTAGATACGCCAAAAACTTCTCTGTAGATAACTGTCGAGTTTACGACCGTGTTTCTGGTTCTATCCCAGACCCGGTAAATGATTCACAGAATGGTTTCTGTTTTGCTAAATGTCACAAGTTCACCGTAAACAACTGTGTTGCTTCTAACCTACAAACACGTCTGGCAGGTGTAGCTACGGTGAAATGGACTCGCGGATTCCTATTCTTTGACGCTGTGGACTGTACAATTACAGGTTGTATTAGCGAACTAAATGACCAAGCATACGATTTCTCAGGTGGGTACGTTCCAGCAGATGGTTATTATGGTAATCGACAATTTGTTATTTCTGGATGTACAGCTAATAACGCAGGAACCTTTGGATTCAAGTTTGCCAATGTGACGCACAATGGCTTGGTATCTGGATGTATAGCCAGCAACATCGGCAGTATTGGATTTATATTTTCACCAGCAATGACAATTGCTAGTGGAGCTGAAAAATACCTGACTCAAAATATTGACGTAGTTGGATGTAAGGCGGTAAACATGCTTGGAACTGGATCATCGGGTTCTAATGCAACAGGTTTCCGCTGCATGGCTGGTGAAACATTTACGTCCTACCCAAGAGGTATTAGATTTAAAAATTGTCATGTTGAAGATAACCAGGACGTAATTACAACTACCGCTGGTTTTGCAAGCGATGTAATTTTACCAACCTATAACGAGGCTGATTATAACAAGCCAATATCAAACTATGTCCAAGGATGCTCTGTAGGTGTTGGAATTACTACTGAATTCAGCGGTATTTCACCAATTTATGCTAACATTACAGGGTCAAGTACACAATCGTTTAATAACAACACATTAACAGAAGTATTGTGGAATACGACTATTAGTGATAATCAGTCGTTACATAACCCATCAACTAATAGCCAATATATTTATATCAAAGAGTCTGGATGGTACAAGATAATTGCCCAATTAAATTTTGCTGCAAATACAACCGGGTATAGGTTCGTTCGCCTTACAAAAAATGGTGCAGCGATTGACAGATCAAGTATTTACGTCATACCTGTACCAGACGCACCAGCCTCAGTTGCTACTGAGACAACGATTTATCTTAAGAGTGGTGATGCTATTGCAGTAGTTGCATTACAAAACTCAGGAGGTGTATTAAACCTTTTAACAAATGAAAGCTATTTTAGTATTATTGGACTTAGATAATAACGATGACAACATCATCTAGTACAAACTTCTCTGTAACAAGAGATGATATTATTAAAGGTGCTTTGAGATTGGTAGGTGCTATTTCCATTGGAGATAGCCCTACTACAGATCAAACCACTGAAGCAGCAACAGCACTAAACATGTTAGCTAAAGCTCTACAGGCAGAGGGTATGCCACTATGGGCTATGAAAGAGTATAGCTTAACACTAACTTCTTCTGCTACATATACATTGGGTTTAGGACAAACTACTAACATAGATAAGCCACTAAAGATTGTACAGGCATTTATCCATGATAATACAACCAATGTTGATGTTCCTATGAAAATTGTTACTAGGGATGAGTATAACAGACTTGGTAATAAGACTTCTACTGGAACACCTATTCAGCTTTATTATGATGTACAGAGAGATTATGGTACTATAAAATTATTTCCTGTTCCAGATAGTAATGCTATAGCTAATAAAACTATTAAGATTGTATACCAAAGACCTTTTGAAGATTTTGACTCTAGTACAGATAACCCAGACTTTCCACAAGAATGGTTTGATACTTTAAAGTATGGGCTAGCTACAAGACTTTCTGGAGAGTATGGTATTACTATTGAAGATAGACGACAGTTACAACAAGAATATATTTTAATTAAACAAGAAGCTCTCAGCTTTGGTACAGAAGAGGGGAGTTTCTCTATTTCCCCTAGGTATCAATAATGTCTACAAAACAAAACACAGCAGGTAATATAAGTAAGAAAACTGTAAGGGTTCCCTTAGTTGGGAACTCTCAACAGCGTAGTACCACTTTAGATAAAGATCAGAGGTTTATCAATTGTTTAATTGAAACTACTAATAATCCTATTACCAATACAAAAAAACTATTCTTAGTTAAAAGACCAGGTACAGAACTATATGATGATGTAACTACTGCATCAGAAGCTAGAGGTATATGGTATTTTAATGGTAAAGTATTCTCTGTATTTGGTGATACTCTTTATAAGGATGGAGTAGCTTTTCTAACTCTATCTACTTCTACTGGCGCATGTGGTGCAACTGAGTTTGTTAATGTAGAAGACTTTGGTAATGCCGGATTATTTCTGGCTGATGGTATTGATGCTTGGGTTATAGATAGTAATGATAATTATACTAGGGTTGATACAAGACATCTAGAATGGGAAGCATCTACTTTGATAGAAGTAGGGGATAGACGAGTACCAACTACTTTAGATACCTATTGGTATTATTGTACTGCTTCTGGTCGTACTGGAAGCACAGAACCTACTTGGTCTACTACTAATACTGATGGTACTGTTTCTTGGGCTAGGGGTGGTACATATACTGGTCCAGAGCCCTTTGCAGCCGTTGCTTACGCTATAGATGATGAGGTAACACCCACTACTATATCTGGGTATTGGTATAAAGTTATCGTGGCAGGAACAGCCACTACAGAGCCTACAGATTGGCCTTTAACTATAGGCCTTACTACTACAAGTGGAACAGTTACTTTTGAATGTGCTGGTGAATATGGCGGATTTCCAACACCACATATTCCTACTCCAGTTTATATGGATGGATATATTGCTTTACCAGATAGTGGTAGTCAAGATATATACAACTGTAATATTACAAAACCATTTTCTTGGAGTACTCTAGCATTTACTTCTGCTGAAAGTTATCCAGATAATATTATAGGTTTAGCTAGACAAAATAATTACCTTACTGCATTTGGTACAGAATCTACAGAGTTTTTATATAACGCTGCTAAAGCTAATGATTTAACTGACTTTGATAGTCCATTTATTAGTCATGAGACTATGGTAATACAAACAGGTAGTATTTCTAGAACAGCTATTTTACAGTCTGAGAAAACTATTATGTTCGTAGCTGCTTCTAGAATTGGTGGACATAGTGTATGGAGAGTAGATGGTACTCAAGCTAAAGAAATATCTATTGAATATATTGAAAAGTTTCTAGATCAAGAAACTACCACAAATGGATTTGGTATTCGTATTAATGGTCATATGTTATTCATCTTAAATCTACCTATATCAGATAGAACCTTTGTCTATGACTTAGAAGAAGGTATGTGGTCTGAATGGCAATATAATGGTGGTGTATTTCCTTTTAATAGTTTCTGTGATGCTAATGGAACTTTTCTATTGCAACATAATACCAATGGTAAGATTTATAAACTTAGTCCAGAAATATTTAGTGACTTTGATGCAGACATTACTGTAGAAATAACCTTAGCTAAACAAGACTTTGAAACAGACAACTTTAAGTTCTTTACTCAAACCACTCTTATTGGGGATAGTATATCTTCTTCTGTAAATCTAAGTTGGAGTGATGATGACTATGATACATGGTCTTCTAATAAATCACTGACACCTGGAAACAGACCATATTTCATGCGTAGTGGTTGTGCTAGACGTAGAGCTTGGAGATTAGAACATACAGATAATAGTAGACTTAGATTAGAAGCATTAGAAGTTACCTATACTGTAGGAGATCATTAATGGCAATATTAATACCACCACCTCCACATGGTAAAGATGAAAGTACTCAACAAGATTGGTTTGTCCGTGTAAGAAATGCTATTAATAAATTAGGTAGTAGTATTACTTGGACTTTCTTAGATAAAACTGGAAGTAATCTTTTAGATATTGAGACTAGAAATCATAGTGATTTACAGAATATTCAGGGTGGTACACATCACTTATCTTCTACAGATTATACTGATTTAACAGATGGTGGAGATAGTGCTTTACATTATCACAATATAGATAGAGATAGAACTAACCATACAGGAACACAACCACATACTACTATTACTGGGGGTATTACCATAACTATTACAACAGCTAAATTAACAGCATTAGGTACTAATGGTAGTATGACTTTTGAAAATGGTATATTAATCGCACAAACGGCAGCAACATAATGGAACTATTTTTTAATAAACCATTATCAGAGGAAGTTATTACTACAATAACTACTGCTGATAAAGCACAGATGGGTTTTCATACTGACAACGAGGATGTTTCTACTATAGTAGAATCTGCTAAAGCTAGGGTGTTAAATGGTACATTAGTATTAGCATATCATAAACATTGTGTATTTTTTCTAACAGACTACCTTCCTGGAGTATTACTACTAGATAGTATTAGAGGTAAGGATGCTTCTATATTTGATTATGTAAAAGGTATTAAACTTCTAATAGAAAACATTAAAAACACTACTAAAATACATAAATTAATTACTAGAACACCATATAAAGATTTATTAAAGTTACAAAAGAAAATAGGTTTTACATTAGAGGGAACACATATAGAAGAATATCTTCTTAAAGATGGTTCTTACACAGACATGTATACCTTTGGTTATATATTGAGGAGAGATTAATATGCCAGTTGTTGGTATTGTTGTTAGTTATGTAGGTGCTTCTATTGGCACAACGGCATTCGCAGGAACAGCATTAGCTAGTTTTGGTAGTGCTATTGGTGCAGGCATTGCTGGTGGACTATATGCCAGTAGCCAAGGGGGGGACTTCGGCAAGGGTTTCCTTATGGGGGCTGTTGGTAATTATATTGGTGGTCAACTTGGTGATGTATTTGGTGGTGCT